TTACATAATTGCCTAGAATATGCAAAAAAGTCTTCGTCAAATTCTTTATTGCTCATAAAATCCTTATAAAATCAACATCTTCGGAATAGTATCCATTTGAAGATCCGTGCCAACGAATAGTTACAGATCCTTTGATAGTAGAAATCTCATAAAATGTCCATGTATCAGAATCCCATTCATTGCGTGTGGCACTACTCCTGGATTCGGCTCGTAGAATCGGACTGTCAATCAACCATTCGAGATCTCCGCAAATATCTTCTATTTCGACGGTTTCACAGCAATGTTGCTCATGACACATTTTATATATCTCTGTATCAGATATGTAAAATATCAGCGCCGATTCCTGTCTAATAATCTTTTTGATTGTCTTTCCTTTTAGGATTTCAAATTCCATATTGATCTAATCCTTTAAAATATCTATTTGAGGGAGAAGGATTCGAACCTCCGCCGCCGGAGCCAAATTCCGGAGTTCTACCACTGAACTATCCCTCATCTAATCCTTATATGGGTCATAATTTCGCGCATCTGCCATTGCTACCCCAATAGGTTTCAATGTATGCAATATTTTCACTGTGTCTTTGTGCGCGTCCAGAACTTCTTCAATGCGTTTATACGCTTGCGGAGCTTCGTCCACGTCAGCCCCTCTGAGTTCAACTCCGGCTCTTTCAACCCAAGATCGCATCGCGTCTTTGCTAATAAGTCCATCTGTGAGCTGTCTTCCAGTTTTTCTGTCTCTCTTTCCCTTGGCCTGATTTCTTCCCATACAGCGTCCTGCGCCGTGTATGGTCGATCGTAAGGATTGGATGGATGACTCGTGCTCGCCTCCCTCGAGTATGACGCTGATATCTCCCATAGATCCTCCAACAAAGCTTTTTTGACCAGGAAAGGCAGGAGTAGATCCTTTTCTGATAACCCAGAGATCTCTACCAAAATGGTGTTCTTTCCAAGCAAAGTTGTGGTGGTTGTGAATCTCTTCGACGATGTTTCCTCTAAGAATTTGCGCAACTCGTTGACATACCCAATCTCTCCCTGCATAAGCATATCGTCCAGCAAGCTCCATACATTTGAGGTATGTGATCCCAAGCTCAGAGCTTTCATCAAAAACCACCGGATCTGCATGTACTCCATCTACGCCTCCTCCTTCTCTGACAAAATGAGTAGCGATAGAGTGTCCAAGGCCGCGAGAACCAAAATGCACACCCACCCATACTCTGTCCAACTCATCGACGAAAATGTCAACATAGTGATTGCCACCGCCGACAGTACCAAGTTGGTTATAAGCTTTGTCTTTAAGATCTTTGAGGAGGTCGAGTTCAGCCCATATGCCTTCGTCAAAAATTTCGTGATCCACTTTCTCATTGTTTTGCCTTCCAATTCCAAAGCTAATGTGCTTTTGGATTTCGTTCATATTCCGATATATTCCTTCACGCACTACAGAAGCATCGCAATCCAATCTAACAGCTTTATTCCCACATGCGATGTCATAGCCCACACCATTGACACAAATAGCCTTATCAAGCCCAATAACACTACCAACGGGTAGACTATAGCCAAGGTGCCCATCAGCACACAAAGCGCCACATACCGCATTTGATTTCTCCATGGCAGATTTCATCTGAGACATTACTTCATCTTCAACAATTCCGAAGGTCTTGATCATACTTTCACTACAGGGTTAGGAAGGATATTAAATTTTTCTTTATATTCTATGACCATCGCGATCAGAGAAGATTTTTTTTCTAAAAATCCTTCTACTATATTGCACTGACGACAAAGAATCGCTCTAAATTCCCCGGTTTCATGACAGTGATCCACTTGTGGTTTTCTTTCTGTATCCGTCACATCAAATTCCAAACCACAACATGCACATCTATTTTTTTGCTGAAAAAGAACCTTTTCATACATTTCAAGAGTAATGCCATATTTTTTCTTTAAAGTCTGATTTTTTGCTTTTTCAGGAAAATTTTTCCTCCAGTGTTTTCCATGATCTTTAGATCTTTTTTTGATCTTTTCGGCATTTTCAACATAATATTTTTTGTCATATCCATTTAACTTTCTCTTCTCAAGGGCCTTTCTAGAATATGCGTAGGTCTTATTCTTGTTTTCAGAGCACCATCCCTTGATATATGCTTTAATTTTTTCTTTATTCTTAGAGTAATAATCTTTTGAATTATTCACTCTATCTTCTTTGTTTTTGTATGGCATAATAACATTACACTACCACAATTGGACTTGGAAGACCATTTAAACGTGGTGCAAAATAAGGCCAATATTGGTTATAAGGAACAACATTATAGGGAGGCGCGCATACAGCAACCATCCCTAATCCTCCTGATCCACCAACAGCGCCCTGCTCAGCACTATCAGGTAAAGGCCAAGGGAATTGACGAGCACGAGGAGGAATGGGGGTGCAAACCATACCAAGTCCCGCAAAAGGGCTACCATTTCCGCCTGCGCTGGTAATCTGTGACGGTGGATTCGGGGGGTTGTTGCCTGCCATATCGTGCTCCAATTGGTTTTATCGACATACTTTCATTATAGCATATCCATACAATCATTATTGTTAACAAAGTCCACAATATCATTATTGAAAGGTATCTCATTGCAAAGGATTGTCTTTTAGGAAAGATCCAAAATTAGCAACGTCTTCGAAACATTCAGAATCAATATGTTTGATAAGCCCACCCATTAAATAATTACAGAACTGCCTATCTTTAGGCTCCATGATTGCGTAACAAGTCCAAAAACAAGAAAGGAATGCTATCATAGCTTCACTCTTATCTCTCTTGTATTCCTTCACGAACTTGTCTGTAAAATGCGCAACATCGTCTATCATTTGATAGCTCATTCAAACCTCGGATGATACTTATTGTACATTCTTTCTGCTTCTGCATCAGATATCCCACTACTAGCACTATCTATGTGGTCTTTTATCGCTATAGCTGCATATCTAAACGCATCGGCTCCATGGCTGTATTTATTGTGGACAGGTCTGTTTTTATACATGTCATGAACCGGATCGTATTCTTTTTTGTAGTTCTCTAGGCACTTAATTAACTTGTCGCATTTCTCGGCATCGATCCATACTCTGGGGAATATCTCGCGAGCAACGTTGATTCCCTCATCTAGACTGATATTTAATGTCGCAAGCTTTATGAGCGGAACTCCGAGGCCAGCGGCCACGCTTTTGATTGATTCACGAGTGGCCATGCTCCTGTTTTCGATATCATGAGGTCCAAAATATCTGTCATATAAATAAGGTTTTGATTTGATAAGTGAGAGATAATGGGCAAAGCCTTCTCCCGAATTTTCGTAATAGTCGATAACATGAATTTCCTGTCCTATATTCTGCCAAAAAACTATAGCGCATGAATCAAGCATACCTGGGTCAAAAGCTACGCATACACGAGCTTCTCTATCCCAAGGAACTCGAACATTAGTGCCAATTCTACCTTCAAAACGAGCTTCCCCAATCCACTTAGCATAGAAAGAACCATCTACAGAGCTTTCAAACGCTTCCTCTGGCGTAGATGGGTATTCCCGTCTTTGGTCGTCTTTTTGTATCAATAATTTCCTATAATACCAAGACTTTTTTTGTACAGAAAGGTTTATGCCCTTCATTCGCAGTGATTCAAAATATTCTTCTATCTCTTTTGGGATTATGGTAGGCTCTGTCTCTTCGTAATCTTTGCAATCATACCAAGGAAAAAAATGAAACCTATAATCGAGAGGACTCAATTTTTTACCCATTGTCTTATCAGCTTGGGCTACCTGGCAGATATCGTAAAAAGCTCCTTCCTTTCCCTCCGCAGTACTTTCGATGAAGATGTATTGTTTATTTGCGACCGTGTTCAAGCTTCCAGTGATGATTTCACGAGCTTTATCAGGATAGTGAGAGCAGATCTTTCCAAATTCACTTATATGGAGATATTGCAACGTACTACCCCGCATCGAAGTACCTACGCGCAAGCTAGAATTATTATTGAAAACCATTTCCCTGGCGCTATCCGTGGTAGCCGTGCGAAGGGACTTGATGCAATCTGGCATCTTGTCATACGCGAACTTGATGCGCTTGAAAATATGTTCAGCGTCCTCTCTAGTGTGTGCTATTATTCCAGCTGCAACATTGGATCTAAAAAGGCAGATATCCAAAAAGTAGAGACAGACAAAAGTAGAGATTCCGAGCTGTCGGGCTTTAAGTATCACATTAGAGAACCATATATTTTCATATAATTGCTTTTGAGCATAATTTAACTTAAACAGAGTTGCCGACCCATCTTTATCCACGATAGTATATAGATTTTGTAATCTCCACAAAGGGTCCGGAAGATATTTGTGTAAGTCGGCAAGCTGTTCAGGAGTCATTATTCTTCGTCTTCTTCACAACCGGCACAGTCAGATTGGTTTTCCGACTGTTTTTTAATCCAAACCTCCACTTTCCCATCATTAATACATCGATAAAGAGAATATCCTAATTTTTCATATTCCAATCTATAATTCTCTAAATCTTGCAAAAAAAACGAATCAGTGGAAATCAATTTGTAATCCTCTCTTTTACAAACAACTTCAAAAATTTCATTTTTATTTTTAATATGAATAATTTGTCTTTTAAGAATTTCTATATCTCTTTTTAATTCATCGATTGTTTCCATAAGACATTTAATTTGTTTTGATTTAAAACACTCATTCATTCTTTGCCACCATGTTAATTGGTTTAATTTAAAGTTCATAATCCATTCATCATTTATAATCATATACTTGCCATATAAATTCATTTACAGCTCAGCTCGTTTATGATATCTTGTAACAATATAAATACTTCTTCCATATTATCCTCAAATTTCCACTCTTATAGCACCGTTTACTGGATCATAATTCTCATCCATGCGGGATGCATTAACAAATATTGTCTGCAAACCTAAAATATCCGTTTGTTTTCCGAAAGATTCGTGAATATGACCAAATACATGTAACTTTGGATTTATCTTGATAACCGTATCTTTAAGCGATTTGCTTCCTACTGAAGAATTAGCACTTCGTCTATTGCAAACCTTGTCTAGTATTCCAAAAGGAGGGGAGTGAGTTACTAAAATATCGATATCTTTAGGAATTAAAGACCATTTTTCAGACAACTCTTCATCTGTATCAACGGTGAAAGCTTTACAATTTGAGTTCATACCCTTGAAAGTTTTAGTCCAAGGAGAGCCCCATATCTTTAGATGTTGAAATTCGGTTCCTGAGTCGCACAGATATTCAAAAGAACCAGAAACCTTGCCTATAGGTCCTTGGTAATTCTCTTTATTGGCTTTGTTGTCGTGATTTCCGGCGATTACTATCTTTTTCTTATATTTTTGTTCATCAACCCACTCGAAGAAGTCAAAGCATTCAGAAAGAGTGTCTGATAAAGTCCAATCTCCAGCTACGATAAGAAGATCACCTGAAGGAAGTTTCGGATGATCTCCATGCATATCTGATATGCATGTGATTTTCATAATTCATAGTCCAGGTTGATGGATTTAAAGCTAATCATCTTGCCGTTGATGTGCTCCCAAGATCTGATAACCACACCTTCACGGATATGTCCATTGGCATAATTGCCGGTAGCGAGCGAACCAATGTCGGTTTCGTCGAAATTATCCCTTACTGTTAGAATCCGTACGGTTGGAAATCCAATCTTCTCACAAAAGTCTATGAAATCGTACCCGTCCAGATAGCTCCTCTCTTCGATATTGTAGGCGCTGAACGCTAACCCATCTATCTCAGAAAACCCCATTGGATTCTTTTGAATCTTGGGACCACAAGTCTCCCACTGAAGGGCGTATCCTTCCGGGAGAATCTCTCTGAGATTATACTTGTTGGCAACCTTCCAATAGCCATTATCACCCTCTTCCAACTCTAGATTTCTACTGCACACACCAAACTCGCCTTTCCACTTATAAGCCGTTGTAGAAGATCCGTCGGCCTTCTCTGTGACGTAGTATCGATGTGCCCATAAAGACGCTATATCTTCTTCACAGCGCTGCCAGTTAGGCTCGTCTGTCTTTGGTATAAATGAGGGGAAGTTTCCTTTGCATTTCCCCTCTAAAGAGGCGGGAACCGGCTTAACATATTTGATAACTCCCATAACTTCGGTGAGGTCATCTCCAATCTCATCATCTGATGCAACCCAAGGTGTGATTACGCACTCAGAAGGAGCGCCTTTGAAACGACGCATCTTAACGCGCCAATTAGAGCTTCTTAGAAATTGTACAAGAGAAGATTCGGGAACTATTGCGTCCTGAAGATAGACAAGGCAGGTGTGACCTACTTCGAAGTCTTCTTTCCGAACGACTCCGCGCCACTTACCGCCTTTTCCGCACACAACAGTAGCAGAAACAATGAAATCAGCTCCTGGAATAGCTTCCATTGAGATAATCTTACCGACGAAGACAAGATTTTTATTATTCTGTTGAGTGTCCATACCTCTTTACTCCAAGCCAACGTCTGTAATTTCTAGTTAAACAGTTACATAGGTGCTTTCCTTCAGAATGATGAGTAATACCTACCCTAGCTTTCTTCTGAAGGAACTTTTTCTTAGATAATTGCTTCAAACGTGTAACCGTTACACCGACTCAGGATTGGGCAGAACATCGTCTACAGGAACTACAGACCTAACGATCAATTTGATCTCTTCAGTCTTCAGGAGGTACCTACACTTTCCGATAGAGAACCCGAAGAACTCTCCTTGGTAAGACTGGTCCACGGCAGATGCAATATCTTCGTCTTCGACTTCAAGTTGTGTTTCTAAAGTCAAATTTCTATCGCACTTATATACGAATATCCATCGGAATTTTGTTGTTTTATCTTCTTCTTTTGGATTTTGTTTCTTGATTGCTTTTGCCATCACAGACTCCTTTTTTTTGGATCTTAATGGCACTTCGGATTTACGACAACTAATTACTTTAACACGTCTAAAATATTGTTTTGACGTAAGGTTTTCTGTTAGGGTAATTTGGCAAATTTTACTTGTCAGCGTAAGGTTTTCTGTTAGGGTATGTAAGGTTTTCTGTTAGGGTATGTAAGGTTTTCTGTTAGGGTCTGCCCTATGAGATTTGACTCATTAAGTTATTAAGATATTAATAACAGGGAGCCGTTTTGTACGGCCCCCCGTTATTTAAAAAAAGTAGATACATCAGCATTAAGATTTGGTAAATATATCAATAAAATGCCGATTTCTGCTTGCAAGGTACCTAGAATTGATTTACACAGTCCCAGACGTGATTTGATATGTTTTTTGCATTATATTCGCTTAAATCGAAAATTAGACGCGTTCTGAATCGTTTTTTTCGTGTCTGACACCCAGAAGATCGAAAACTTTACGGATTGCTCTTCTGGTAGAATTTTAAGTATTTCATATATATAGGTCAGCTATCTGTCCAAATAGCATCTGTCAAGTTTTTGTCTTGTGTCAAGCCCTACCCCCTCCCCTATCCTTAAACCTGCCCCTCCCTCACCCCTAGTCTCGATTGTTACCCCTTCGGGGCTCGCGGAAGCGACAGGTCGCCTCCGTCTCGATTGTACCAAAGGGTTTTTTTAAAGTATATTTATTTTTACAACCCTTTTCATTAGAAGCCTTCCGCTTTAGCTGAGGGAATATTCACCATACATCTAAATCACTTGTAGTCTTTGGTGATCGCTGATAAAATACAACATTTTATTTTCTATTTCAAGGCTGGGCATGGCGAGGCCAGGCGAGTCAAGGCATGGCAAGGCTAGGCTGGGCATGGCCAGGCGAGGCTTTGCGTGGCGAGGCAAGGTTTATTGGGGGCGAAAGCTCATATTTCAAGGCTGGGCGAGGCAGGGCAGGGCATGGCTAGTCGGGGCTAGGCATGGCGAGGTTTAACTTAACAAACAAGGAAAAAAAATGACAAAAGTAAAAGCAAATATTGAAATCGAAGGATGCAAACCATTTCTATGGCATACTTTTCCATTGGACGCTCTTTCAACCACCAAGAAAAGAGAAGGAACGACGGGAGATAACAAATCAGAATGGAAAGACACCGTATTGATGGACAATGATCGACGCCTCTACATTTACAACAGCTATCTTTTGTCATCGATTGCCGATGGAGGAAAAGAAATTAAGCAGGGTCGCGGCAACATCTCCAAAAAGGTATCATCAACTCTTGACATCGAAGAATATAGACTTTTTCTCACAGATCTTACCGTACCATCTGAAGAAGACTTAACAAGAAATGACAGCGATCTCGTTTATTTAGACGTTCGAGCTGTTGTCAATCCAATGACAAAAGGCAGAAATTTGCGCTATCGTATCGCTGCCCGTCCAGGTTGGAAGCTTAAATTCGTAGTAGGCTGGGATGATCGCATTCTCTCTAAAGATCAGATCAAATCTTGTATAGAAAACGCCGGAGATTTACAAGGAATTGGAGACGGCAGAGGTTTAGGATTCGGAAGATTTAAACTTCTGAAATTTGAAATGATTAAGAATTAATTTTTTCAAGGCTGGGCGAGGCTAGGCAAGGCAGGGTTTATTGGGGGCGCAAGCCCATATTTCATGGCTTGGAGTGGCAAGGCCAGGCATGGCAAGGCACGGCTAGGCAAGGCACGGCGTAGCCAGGCATGGCAAGGCAAGGCAGGGCAGGGCAAGGCAAGGTTTATTGAGGGCGTGAGCTCATTTTTCGGGGCAGGGAATGGATGGGCAAGGCGAGGCTGGGCTAGGCCAGGCTAGGCAAGGCAAGGTTTTATTGAGGCAGGATGAGAGATGAATGAATGGATCAACGTTTGCGGAAAGCTGGCGTGGCAAGCTATGTTACCTAATATATGCATTCTTCCGTCATAACTGGCAGTAAAATATTTGTTTGAGTACTTAGGATTAGACAGTTAGATGGTATTAGAAAAATACTCAGCCTCTTCGGCTGCCACGGCGTTGAAGCTGAGCTGTATCAACTGATTGAAAAATCTAAAAGGTAACAATAAGGCCTGTCAAGCGACAACTCGGCAGGTCCATATACTCCTTAGGGTATATCAAAATAGAAAAAAATATAAAAAGCTATTTTAACAACTGATAAAATTCCCACCTAAATCCCTTTGTTCCGCAGTTGGGTTATCGGAAAAGTCGTCTAGGGTTAAATGATGGCCTTCTCTCTTGATGCGGTCAGGCTGATCACAAGAATCACAATGATCTAAAGGAACGAACCATATCTTTTTCTGATCGGTTTTCATTCTTTGTTCCATCTCACATTTATGACATCCCATAATCTTGCTCCTTGATGTCGCCGTTCAAAAAAGTCGAGAGATAGGATTTGAACCTATCGCCAAAAGCCTTGCGCCACTCTTTCATATATATACGAAATAGAAAAAACTTAAAAAGTAAATATAGGGATTGTTAAGATTTCTTAATAATTAAAAAAAATGGAACCAGAATCTGTGTAAAAGTACCTTAAATCACTCCAATATTATTGGGAATGTTAAGAATTAGGGAGTTATGGAAATGTTTCGAAAAATGGAAAAAAATATGGGTCGTTATAGTGATATGTATATTTAAGTACCCGTCCTCCTGCGGGGCTGCACCCCTCGACCCCCACCCCCGGTAAGTAAATCATTTAGTACTTCGTTGATCTGAACTCTTAGGACTCAACTCAATAGTGTAGATAAATACCAATAACCAATCCTATCCATACATAATTAAAGTGTAAGGTTAGACGAACGGCTAGATCTACATAGTAATTAATTGAATCAAGATAGTTATACCCTAACAGAAAACCTTACGCTACGCTTATTGCTGTTAGGTTGCACAATATTGTTTGTCTATGAGAATGCCTCTAGGACTGCATTAGAGGCGATTTAAGCCAATCAAACTATTTACTTGATAAGATCTTGGGCAACGATGCCATAATCGATTTTAGAGGGCTCTAATGAGGTCGGCTCTATGGAAGGTGGAGTTACGTCAATTGGCTCAGATTTTGATTGAGAAATCCTTTCAAGCAATGAGGCTAAAGGATTTAGGTTATGGTTGACTGTTGATTCGTCTTTCCAACCTTCTCGAGCAACCAACATGAACTTAATAAAGTTTCCATCACCCTTCTTTGTGACTGCTAAATCAACCAATCTCTGCTCTTGAATCTGTCTAGCCAAATTAAATGCGTCACGGAACCCTTCATGCCTTTTCTCGAATCTAGAGGCATGTTCTCGAAGCAAACCCCTTGAGTTTAAGAAGCTTGCGAGATAATAATTTCTTGGATTCTCGAGCCATTCGTATAAGGCTTCGATCTCTTCTTCTATCTTCTCATCTGTCCAAGTGAGTGGACGACCACCCTTATTGACTATCTTAAATGGCTGAGGCTGATCTGATTTTGCATTTTGGATAGCCAAGGAAGCCTTTGTTGAATGGTGTAGTTCAGTACGTTGTGATCTTACCGCCATACACTTACGCTCAATTTATATTTCTCACTTGTGTAGAATTGTCGACTTGACGTATTCTAATTGAAAATTAACACAAGAACCAACGAAAAGGCAAGAACAATGAAAACATATCACGCAATTGTCGAGGTGACACCATGTATATAGACCTAGAAATCCCAAAAGAATGCTTAGAAGCAGTGTGTACGAGTGGCGATAACGAATCCGCTGTTCACTATTGGTTTGAAGAACTTGGTATCAGCGCATTGCTGGATGCTAATGAGTGTAGAGAGTCTATCTATGAGCTTGGATATACCATAACTAGCGAATTGGATGAGGACTATAAGAAACATGCATTTTGGAATGAATGTTGGAGTCAATATGAATCGATGGAGATAGAGCAATGAGTAATCATGCAGAGACAGCAAAGATGATAAGAAAAGAGTTGAAGAAAGCATTTCCTAAGATCAAGTTTAGGGTAACATCTGATAGATATGCGGGGGGTAGCAGTGTGAATATATCTTGGCTGAATGGCCCTGTTAGCTCAGACGTTAACAAGGTGGTTCACAAATATCAGTACGGACATTTTGACGGGCAAACAGATTGCTATGATGTCGATAGTTCCCGCGATGACATACCTCAAGTGCAATATGTTCAAGTGAATCGTGAGATTGAGGAAGACATAAAAGAGAAAGTATTTGCATGGCTACAGAGGACACACGTTCACTTTGATGAAGTGTTTTCAATAGATGAATACAGCCCTAAACTTCAATTAAGTTGGAATGTATGCACTCCCAGAGAATTCATTTACAGAGTGCTTGTTAAAATGGATTTAACAAACGGATTTAACGAACCAAATGAGGTAGAGCAATGAGTGCAATAAAAGACTTTCATGCTTGGTGTTTTGACCAAGCTGAGCTCATACGACAGGGTAATTATACGCAACTGGATAGAGAAAACTTAATAGAGGAAATCGAATCATTGGGCCGTCAAGAAAGGGATAAGTTAACGAGTGCATTGAGGATACTATTTATGCATCTATTGAAGTATATCTATCAACCTGAATACCGTTCTAAGAGCTGGTTATATTCTATCGCTGAAGAGAGGAGACAAATTAAAAAGTTCATGTCTAATACTCCAAGTTTGAAGAGTTCTTTCGATGAATGCGTGGAAGAAGCTTATGAGAAAGCTAGGTACCAAGCTGCAAGAGAGACTGGCATAGACTTGGAGACATTCAACGAAGAATATGCGTTTGATATCGATGATGCACTAAAAGAGGGGTGGTTACCGTGAAAATAGGCTACATAAGAGTAAGCACAATAGAGCAAAACACGGCCCGTCAATTAGACGGCATGGTTTTGGACAAAGTATTTACAGAAAAATTGAGTGGTAAGAGCACAAATAGGGAGCAACTGCAAGCTTGCTTGGCGTATTGCAGAGAGGGCGATGAGCTTTACGTGCATAGCATCGATAGGATGGCTAGAAATCTGGTGGATTTAAGAAAGATTATCGAGGGGCTGAACACAAAGAAGGTTTCCGTTCACTTTGTTAAGGAGAACCTCATATTTTCTGGTAAAGAAAATGCTATGGGCATGCTTTTATTGAATGTTATGGGGGCATTTGCGGAGTTTGAGAGGGCTCTTATGCTTGAAAGGACTATGGAAGGTGTTGCCAAGGCTAAGGCTGAAGGGAAGTATAAGGGAAGAAAGCCTAGCTTGAATGAAGAACAAGTTAAGAGCTTAAAAGAACGCTTGAAATTAGGTATTTCCAAGTCTAAAGTATCTAGGGAATTCAACATTAGCCGTGATACCGTTTACAACTATCTAGGTGATTAGTGTCAATACCGATATTAGTTAAGAGAGAATGTAGAAAATGTAAGCAGATGAAAGAAGAATACAAGTTTCCGCCTGTACGGAAAGGGAAGGTATCTTTGTCTAAGGACTGCAAAGAGTGTGTTCAAAGATACAATTCTTTGATCAAAGCAAAAAACAATGCTATAAATTGGGGGCATTGAAGCCCCTTTTTTCAGAACGGAATTTCTTCTTGAGCCGGATATGATGGCTTTTGAGGTGCGTAATAAGGTTGAGGTTGGGGAACGCTTCTCACTGAGGCGGGTGGTGGCGAATAGGTAGGCGCTGAGTTTGACAGCAAGTCTGCAACGCGATTTACTGCTTCAGTGAGCTTTTTGAGATTAAAGCTAATCCAATGTAGAGATTCTTCGGGGCTTTGAATTCTTCGTTGTTGATTATTGTCGTATGCCATTACTTCGATCCTTTCTTTTTAGATTTTCCCGCCTCTGAATAAGCAATCGCTACAGCTTGCTTTTGCGGTTTTCCAGCTTCCATTTCTCTTTTCACGTTCTCGCTAAAGCCTTTCTTGGTTTTAGCTTCCTTACCTTTCACTAGTGGCATAAGCTCACCTTTCCTTACAAATATGTTTACATCGCCTAATTCTGGAATATACAAGTATTGAGTTATGCCAGAATAGGTGGACAACCTATCTATATCTGTTTGCTGTAAAGAAATCTCTATAAAATGATCGTCCAGCACCTCTTCGTGTATCAATCGCATCTGGTAGCTCCTATCTGTTGCAATTCTTCTAGGGGTATTACCTTGATTACAGTACGAGGGCTATCTCCGTAACGCTTTCTCAATATCAGATCTGTTATTTGTGAATCGTCCGCATAGACAATCTCTTTCATCGCATTAGTCACTAGATAAGCTAAGTTATCGATATCTGGTCGCTTTGTGTGGAGTATGACTCCATTCAACATTTGCTTAGCGCGTACTTTAGAGGTCGATTTAGGTATTGGCATGTAAAATGTCATATGAACTTCTACAGGGCAAGTTAAAGGCTCTTTAGGAGAGTCTGGCCTTATTTGCCACTGGATATAACCCTTCTCTTGTGAAGAAGGATCGTAAGCTTGTGCGAATTTGCCACAAACACGGAATTTAGTTTGCTTTTGAGGAACTGGATCGCCGAATATTTCGAATATAAACAAATATATACCTCGTAGTCATTTCTTGAGACATACGAGGCTTTTTGTTACTTATCAAGACATTTATCTGTTTCGGTAGCTGCATACAAAATTTCAATCATTTTTATCATCACCTTCAATTGTTCTTTGGATTTACATGATCGAGTAAGAATCCGAATCATTACAATTTGAAGCTCTTTTATGGTTGCCTTTTTTTCTTCAAAAAGATGCCATATCGCGTCGTTAAAATAAACAAATCTATCAAAACTTTCCTGTGATTCCATTCACCCCTCCTTCTCAATTTGTCTTCTCCCCTCTCTTTCATAGAGAGCTGTTAGATCGGACTTAGAAATTACCCACGCCCCACCGCACTTCTTTGCTGGAAGATCGCCTATTCTTATCAAATAATATAGTCTGGAAGGGGAATAGAAGTATCCGAACTCTTGCGCAAATGTCTTTGAGGCGTGCAAAACGCTCCATCTGTCGTTTTCTATGTCAAACAGCTTCTTTCCTTCGAAAACTCTTTTTTCACAGATATATTTACTCTTGCGATAAGATTCTAGATCGGATTTCTTCACGCAAATTATCTTTCTTTTTATATAAACGATTGGTCTGCCTTTGTATTGCTTCTCAAATTTGTGATATCTAATCTCTGAGGGTATCTGCCCGTCTTTTATCGCGTTGAATATTGCCTGTCTCTTGACTCTTCCAAGTTTAGCCGCTTGCGCTACCGATAACCATTCTTCCATTTTTCTATACTCCCCATCAAAAAATTATGTTTGTGTACATAAATCATTACAATATATACCAAGCCTATATGGAAGTCAATGGACGAAGATATGCGAGAGTTTCTGAAGTGATAAGCAGCTTCAATGACTTTTCAAAGATCCCCAAAGAAGTTCTCGAAAACAAGGCGCTTCTCGGCACCAGAGTTCATGAACTCATCAAAGAGGAAATTCAAGGGGAGTTCCCTATTGCCCTCGGAAAGGAATGCGGCTACATGGAGAGCTTCGTACGGTGGAAAGATGCAACTAGAGCCGAGTTTATTGCCTCTGAGAAACGGTATTGCGACGAGGAAAGAAGACTTACCGGTTGCATCGACGCTATCGTCAAATTGCATGGAGAAGATGAAGCTATCCTGGTCGATTTCAAAACCTCTGCTCAAGAGTCTCCTATCACGTGGCCTATGCAGGCTCACTTGTACTACTATTTATTGGTACGACATAACGTTTCCGTGGCTAATCGCTTTCTTTTTATAAAGCTAGACCGTCATGGAAATATGCCAAACGTATTCCAATACAAATTTGACACTAACCTCTTAAATAAATGTTTGCAATTAGTTGATGAATATTGGGAGAACAAAAGCCTTGGACTATGAAAAGTACGCTATCGAGGACGAAGAAGAGTTTTGGGAAGAAGAAAGAGACACTCATAGGCTGGAAGAACCTGATTCATACTGTGGGGGGTATTTAGAGCAGGCTGAGTATTCCTATGAGTGTCGAATATTCAAAGAAAAATAGGGGTGGCGACCGAGACAGCTGCTACCCCTAAGTACTGGCTTACTGTCCCAGCAGACAAACCAAACGAAAAGATCCATGAACGTATATGAAATATTTAACATGTACGAGGATTATGGTCAATATAACCAAATTTGAACAACAAAACAAAGACTTAGATACCCTGAGAGCAATGGCCGCGGTGGCTGTCCAATCTGGAAAATATAGCGCTGATTACAACCAAGCTACAGTTCTAAATATATTTATGACAGCAAGGGCTCTTGGAGTAGATCCAATGTTAGCTCTCAATGGCGGATTCAATATCATCAAGGGAAAGATCAATATGGGCGCTCACTTCATGGTAGCACTCGCCAGAAGAGCAGGACACTCCCTCAAAGTTGTAGAGATGACTAATACAAAATGTACTATCATCGGAAAGAGGAAGGACAACGAAGATAGCCTAAAATATGAAATGGATTGGAATGAAGCAACCGCTGCTGGACTTACAAACAAGGATAACTGGCAAAAGAATCCTAAGCAGATGCTTTATTGCGCTTGTGTTCGCAACGTCTTCAGAATTCTATTTGCTGACATTGCCATACCATACGATGCTGATGAGATGGGCGATGATGATCGATTAGAGGTTCAGAGCTCATTAGAGACGGTATCTGTGTGTGAGGCGATATCTGAGTCGGGTGAGACAAAAGAATCGATTGTAGAGCATTCTAGACCCATTGGCGAAGATCCTAGAGTAACGCTACAACTAGAGTTGGCTAAAGACGGCACAGATTGTTCTAGACTTGATGAGTGGTTAGAGGCTAGATCTCTTTCTGTTGGGAAGCCATTATCGATCGTGATGCATCAATGCTTGACTAAGTTCGATAACTTCAAGAGCGCTTACAAAAAATGGATTGAATCCTAAAGGCTTGCTCGAGTTTCTTTTTTCTTCTCAAAGTTAAACTCTGTTTGAATGACTCTTGGCTTTCTTGGAAGTTTGTTACTCTCTTCCACGGAAGCCATCTCTTTTTTCAACCACTTCGTCTTATGAGACCAATCTAGGTAGTCTACTTTGTGCTTTTCTAGCACGTGGTTTAAGAATTGGGCTTCAACTTCGTCAAGGAAATGATTTTTTATGCAGTCCTTCACCACAAAAAGCAATTTAGAGCTTTTTTCATCGAAAATTCCAACTTCTGAAAAATTCTCGATAGCCTTTATTTTTTTTCTATCCTGAAAAAATCCTTCAAAGCGAGTTTTTAGCTCAGAAAGTCGGTCGAAAAGTGTTGATTTGGACATAGATTCCTCTCATTTGGAGGTGAAAGAATACTCCTAAGCCAATTATTCGTCCATCCAAGTGGGAAATTCTGTCTCTGTGTTGATTTTCCTTTTGGGCAAAGGAATTTGTCGTGTATATCGATCGGGAGTTTTAAATCTATGCTCAATCTGGCCTATAGATCCCAAATAATTTAAGCAGCAACAAGTTTCCTCCTTGAATTTCAAATATGGCTCGTGAAAAGAAATGCTCCAAATTCTCCTTCTCTGGTTTTCAGTCCAAGCTATCCAAGCATTGTTCCTGTCTTTAGGAACTCCCCAAAATATTCCTTGACCAATCCAATGAGTTCGATCCATAACTTTCCTAAAGAACAAACAATTAGAACCATAGTCCTGGTGAGGGCCTAAAGATCTATGAGAATCTTCCCTATCTTCAGCTGAGTATCTAGCCATTTCTTCTCAACTTGAAGCATTTCAGCATCTCTGCTTCGAAGGTTATGGGATTCTGCTCCATAGTGATTTTTTGATTTGTGCCTAAATGGATAAGTTCTTTGTCCCCGATAAAGAATATTTTTGCCGTGGGATGCTGATCCAATCTCAATTGCTGAGCGCATTCATGTGCTACAGCTCGGTTTTTGGATACCCATCCCGGCTTCGTGTTGCAGGCGTTCATATTGAGAAAAATTCTATCGTAATTTCTTCTCAATCCCTCTGCTGATTGTAGCGTCTTAGACCAGAAAAAATCATTGAATGCCCATGCAATAGCATCTAAAAGCTCATTAGGCTTCCTAGAATCGATTCGAATGGCATCGTCTATGGTGTCACACCATTTATCGATTTTTGGCTCCTTAAACTTCGGATGAATCGTTTTGATCTGCTTCAACAGCTCTTTGGCTATCTCTTCAGATTCTTTTGAAAAAGAGGAAACAGAAATCGTCCCGACTTTAGGAGGGTCAAGGTCCTCTTCGGACCTATCTTTCTGTTTCATTAAAGTACCTTTAGGTACTGATTGGTAAGACTCATTACTTAGTAGTGCTCGATTTTCCACGTCTTGAATAACCACGTCTTGAAAACCGCGGTGTGGTAAACAATTTTTGAATTCCCTGACCACATAGTCAACATAAGCTATTCGTCCTTTTTCTCTGTGTCGAGTAAGTTCAACATAACCCTCTCGCTTCAATTCTTTTAAGGCTGAATAGATAGCACATTCTTTTTCTTTGGATACAGATGCTAGATGAGAAACATGAAATTCCCAATCGTCAGGACGGGACATGCAGTAAGCCCATAGACCTTTAGCTTTGAAGCTAAGATTGGGATCTTCTAGAGCGCCTTTGTGGATGCAGACGTAATTTTTATCGTGTTTGACTCGAATGATAGACATATGGTTCTCAGGTTAAATTTCTGAGAACCCCTGGCATGCTTGATTTGTTGCCCTAGGCCCGTTATACTTGTATATAATGGGCCCTTCGTGGCAAGATGATAACGTTTCCACCAAGAAACGTTACATTTTTTGAACCTCTGGTCTGCATGCCAGGGGTTCTTCTTTTTCCACGATACTCTGAAGCAAATAAATAATCTAGAACAGTCTTTTACGAAGCCATTCCACACATAGCTGATAGAACAGCAAGAATGATGAGTATAAGTCCTTGAGAGACAGTAGGAAATTCTTCATGACGCGACTCCGCTAATTGCTGTTTGCGACGATACTTTTGGTGATAAGTCAACATGGGCACCTGTCTCTTGTTGGATTACATTCTCAGCTACTTCCTCGACGATGTTGTCGGGTCCTAGATATTTCACCGAAATAGCTCCTCCAATTGCACAGAGGGCAACGATGACGATAACTATCAAACTTAAAGAACAACGCTTCATATATAACTCCTAAATTACGGTCAAGTTTCCGGTACTTCCCATCACTTTAAACACAGCTGCGGTAGTTCCTGCTACTATGCAAGAGATGTCTACCACGTCGCTTTCTTCAGTAGCTGCTAAGCTTGTAGATGCAGTTACAGATCCAAAGATTATCGTTTGAGTGCCGCTAGTGGTTACAATCCATTTTCCAGAGCTATAACCCACAATTGAGAAAGAATCTCCGAGAGAAGCGCTGCTTGGAAGGGCAAAGGTTACTTCAGTTGACCCGTTATCGACCAAATAGATGTTTTCCGCGGCCAAGGTCACAGAATCGGTTGTAACGTCGTTCCAGGTGTATCCGCTCGATGATGATGCAATAGTGATTGTGTGGGGAAGGTCTGTGGTTGATCCAGTGATCGTTATTCCGTCTCCGGCTTCTAGAGTTATGACTCCATCAAGAGGGTAGATAGGGGTTGTTCCAGATGGAACTGCGAACTCGGTAGCAGATCCGTAAGCCCCTGCAAATTGAACCCAATTGGCTACATTGTCTGGTTTAGATAGGAGGATATAGGCATTTGGATAGATATATGGGCTTTCTGAGGATATGTTTGTATTAACCCAGATTGTTGGAACAGAAAACTTATAATTGGTGGATAAAGGTCCTAATTGAGTAGTGCTTAGAAAATAGGGAGTTGGCTGGGATGTCCCTTCGTAAGCCAATGGATTGAATGGAGGGATGCTCATATTTTTCCTTTAGACGGTATAGAATCCTGTAAAAGATATAAATGTGGTTGAAGTCATATTGCTATCTGTCCAAAATGTAACAGATCCTCCTGATGGAGCACTATCCCCGATTACTGCAGTCGTTGAACTATTCTGCATTTGAATAAATGGAGAAATGTTTCCTGATGTAGTGGATGCGTTTTGCCAATTAGATATGTTAAAAAAACTTCTATTTCCATTTCCAATTGTAGTAATTGGAAATCCAGTAATAGTAACAGATCCAGTGCTACTTCCTATAGATGATAATTGAACAACTCCTTGAACAAAAACTACGCTACCAATCTGAGAATAAACACCAAATTGATATGTGTAGGTAATACCGATTGTTCCTCCTCCGAAGGCTATTCCTGGAGTCCAAGTTCCTTCGGAATATGTACTCAACGCTGTTCCAGATCCAAGAGTTATACTGGTCAATGTAGGAGTTGCGGTAAATGCACATCCAGATGATGTTAAAGAAGTTCCTGCTAATACTACCATGATTTTCCTTTAGAATTTAGCATACTAAGTAGCCACCGAATTGAGTGTTTCCCTGTCCGCCAGCAATAGTCACTGTTTTGGTGCTTCCCGTAACAGCTGTATGAGCGTAACAAGTATCCCCAGCTGTCATACGAATCAATGCGCTGCTATTTACTGCAAATTCACCCGATGTAATGTTAGATGTTGGATTTCCATAATACATAACAATGTTTTCGCTATTTGATATGAAATTGGAAGCAAGTAACGTGTGAGATAAGTTTAATCCCTCAAAGTACATTATGCAAAAAAAGTAGTATGTTCCGGTAACTGGAGCTGTGAATACACCTATTGATGCATTATAATTTGATCCAATGTTAGTTGTTGTGGAATCTAATACGAGTTGATATGAAGTGCTATCCCCAGTAACATCAGTTAGATCTACACTAGAATATGCAATAAATGAAGATGCGTTTGCCGAAGCGCTCCACGTCATTGCAGATGATCCGCCACCAGCTGAAGTTAGAAGGTATCCACTAGTTCCTGAAGTGATTGGAAGGTTAAAGTTATACGTTCCAGCAGCAGCTTGAGGGATAATGGAAACAGTCCCAGATGATGACCCAATAACATTTAACTGAGGAACTGTAGAGTTTATGCTGTTATTTATAGATGACATCTTATACCGGAGTTACTTGTTGTCCTGTGATTGAAGCTGTCATAGACGCATCTGTTGATAGAAGCACATAGTATCCAGCTGGTAGGTATACGGTCACAGGAACGATTCCAAGGACTGTAACGCCTACTATTAAGATATCCGCTGTCGGAGTCGATGTAGGCCCAACACCGCAAGAGAGAGTGCCGGCAGTGTTAACAGTTATATTTACGTAAACAATAAGAATTACATCGTACCCTGTAGTGTTCTGCAGAGCGGTTCCAAGGGATAAAGATCCAAGAGCTGCGTTAGCTAATGCAGAAGAAGTGGGTGATGTAACTACTCCTATTCCTGTAGAGGATGATGTTTGAGAAACAATAGAGTTTGAAAGATCCGTACAATCAAACATGTAATAGGTAGCATTCGCGCTGGCATAACTATCATCGAGGAACGAACATGAGATGAAGTATGTAATAAAAGTTCCTCCAGCCACTATATTAAACGTTGATCCTGTGGCAAAATAGCATCCTAGGAAAAACAGAGTGAATGTGCTGCTATCGTTGATTCTAAATAGAATTCCAGAAGCAAAGCTGCATTGTAGAAATTCTATTTGAGATTGCACAGCTGTGTATAATTCTAATTCTACAGTAAAGAAAGAAGCTTGCGCGGAGATCTCTCCTAAACCGTTAAATATTAATGATGTTATCTCACAGTTTCTTATGTCGGCAAACGATCTATTTGTCCCACCATCATTATCTGCTCTAAGACTTGATAAGAGAAGACCTTGGAATAGAACAGATGAATTTTCTAGAGTTATACTTCCGTCTGGGAAATCTATATTTGAAATACTTAGTTTGCAATCGGTAATAGTAGCTGTAACGCCATTTATGATTACGGAAGCTGGAATGGGAGCATTTGTTCCTTCAAGCAATAACATACCATAGGATGTTGGAGCGAAAGCAACTAGGTTTACTCCATCGTAGAAAGTAAGCGTTCCTCCAGTAGGAGTATAAGATCCTGGCTTCACGTAGACGTTAGCGGGATTGGAAGATGATGCTCCGGCAGTATTGGCAGCTGTCATGGCTGCTTGGATTCCAGCATCCCCTGTATACTCTGCGTGTGTATCTCCAGTTTGTCCAACAATATAAGGGGTTATAGAGTAGTATGTACCTCCAGAAGATGCTTGGTAGGTTGCTAGCTCTCCGTCACCATTGGATGTAAGAGTATCTGTTGAGGTACCAGGTCCGTAATAGGCCATGTTAGTTTATATCCCAGTTTGTTCCGTTAAATACTAGTTGTACGGCATCATAGTTTCCTGCCAATACTAGAGATGACTGACCGTCAATTGTTCCACTTGTAATAGTGATGTTATTAGTTCCTGCTGATCCGGTAGAATCCTTGATCAATACGAACTGACCTTTATCCGGAGATGCATACAGATCGATAGTGATCGTACCCCCTGAAGAGTCGCAAGATAGATATTGGTCGGCTGCCACCATTGAATAGGTTCCGGCAGTTACTCCGGTAACTTCGTAGGCAGTAAATATAGCTGTAGGCGCCGTAACAGCTCCTAATTGACCTGTGGTAGTATCGATAGTCACATAGTTTGTATTCGAAGTGGTGACTCCTACAATACCAGCTATATAGCAAGTGTTTTGCTCTAGAGGATCGGTACCTTGAGTTCCGATTCTAATAGTATTGTTTTCTGCGGCTACTCCTAGACTGCCTATCAAGATATTGCTACTCTCTGAAGAGGTGTAGTTTGTTCCAGAGAAGTAACCCACCATAGTATTAAAATTTCCGCTAACCAAAGAAATTCCTGAATGAGCGCCAATAGCGGTATTGTCTCCAGAGCCAGTTAATGCATTTAAAGCATAAGCTCCAACTGCCGTATTTGATGTTGCGTCATTAGCGGATTGTAGTGCGCCAATTCCAATTGCAACATGAGAATCGTCGTCTGTTATTGAAGCTAGAGCGGCTGCTCCAAGTCCTGTGCATCCGCTTGCCGTATTACTGGCAACTCCAGCTAGAGATCCTAGAATTGTGTTGTCGTTGTCATCTGTTAAATTTAATGTAGAAACAGTGCCAGAATTGACGAATTGTACGGAACTTCCGCAATTTATAGCTGCTTGATCCGCATAGATAGTAACTGTGGTTCCTGTGATAGAACCAGTGTCTCCGTCAATGGTGGTAATGCCTGAACCACTTCCTCCAGTACCCACAAAATCGAAGTTTTGAGTGAATGGATTGTATACAACTCCTGTGCTCATTTAAACCTCAACTATATGTGTAAGATGCGTAATCGCTGAATACGAATTGGAAATCATTGGAAGCATTTCCATTTCCGTCTTGTGGCCAAGTGATAGAAGTTGGGATATCTGAGGTGTACTGAATATAGAATATCTGCCATACAGCATCATCTACACTCGCTCCAGGTCTAGCAAAACCAACGTATGCTAGTTGGCTAGATCCATTCAGAATTGACTGATAGGCAAGGTTTCCGAAAGAGGAGGGAATTACCCTCCCTTGCGCATCAAGTCTTCCAAAAGGTCTTAGATTTACTACTGGTATAGCCATTATTTACCTTACAGTGGTCGGATGATTAAATAAGAAAAGCTAGATTGATCACCTGTTTGCGTATTCGCAGGAGTGCCAGGCTCTAGAGAGGTAAAAGTGATGCTAGTACCTGCTATGATGGTATAGGTAAGAACACCTAACGCAGTTGAAGAACCAGAACCGGTAGCGGAAATTCTATTAGTGTAAATTAGATCTCCAGCAGCGATATTTGTGTTGTTTACAACTAGAACGCCGTTGGTCAAGTTTCCAGAACCAACAAATCCAAGAGTTCCGCCAGCAATTTCTAAGTGATTCCCTATAGTGGATAGAGATAGATTTCCGTTAGTGGCTGTGATATTTCCAAGAGTTGCAGTAAGGGAAGTAGACGCTGTTAGAGATCCTGTTACGGATGTGTTGCCAGTAGCGTTCCCGATGCTGACAATGCCTGATCCGCCACTGCATATATTAACTGCATTGGCTCCAGATCCTGTCCCTACGTTGACTATTTGAGTTCCAGAAGATGATCCTAGAGTGATAGCTCCCGTAGCAGCTGATCCGCCAATTACTATGGTTCCGCTAGTCTGTCCTGATCCAATTGTAGAATTATTAGCTGCCTGTGCTGTTCCAAGGGTATAGGCTAGAGTGTTTGTCAAAGTGGTGAAGGAGCCAGCTCCTCCAGAAGTAGACAAAAGCTTCCATGTATCTAAACCACCAGATTTGGAGGAGAGCATATAGATAGCTCCGCTGGAATTTAAGATACCGATGGTGCCGAGTCTATTTTCGCTTAGAACCGCATCTGAAGGGGCTTCTAACAGTTGAAGGACGTTAGCTGGGTTGGCGACTTGTCCCCCGCCGTAGTAGGGAGTGTAATTAGGAAGGGTGGTCATAGAGAGGCTCCGTATAGGATGTTGTGTTAACTAAATTTTAGTGTAAACTTATTTTTATAAATATACTTTAAATGTTTCGGGTGGTATTCTTTTTGGAAAATGGAGCAGAAGTTATGGATTTTACCTTGATTGTTAACTCTGGGATTTTGTTAACGGGATTGACTACTCTGTATAAGATGGGTAGGCTTATCGCAAATATTGATGCTAAATTCTTGGCTGTAGATGTTAAATTTGATGTTATGGACAAGAAATTTGATGCAATAGATAGGAAATTCGATGCAATAGATAAGAGATTTGATGCAATAGATAAGAGATTCGATGCAATAGCTTCAGATATCAAAGAAATAAAGGCTGATATACGTGTTCTGGATTCTAGAATATCGAAGCTAGAAGTTCGTGTAGAAGAAAGGACTCTGAAAGTGGTTCACGTTCAGAAACCATATGTACAACAAATAGAAGAATCATTGGCAGCTAAGGAGTAGAAAATTATGGAATTTAATCAAACACTAGCAATTATTACAGGCGTTCTTGGAGTGATCCTCGGAAATGCGGCTATCTTCATTCCGCTAATTTTGTGGTTCAGGGCAGAAGCTAACGCGGATCGCAGAGATATAGTGAATTTAATAATTTCTATGAAAGACGAATCTAAGGATTTTCACGGAAGACTTTGTGCTATCGAAGAAAGGAGAAAATAATGGGTATGATAATTATTTGTATTTTAGGATATATAATATATCACACATTAGCTAGCTAGGGCTCAAGTCCTAGTTCTTCCCAATCTATTTCTGAATATTCCTCCGGAAGATTGTCTCTGATATATTTTTGAAATTGCACTCCGACAGCTCTGGCTGCTGGCTCACTGCCAGATCTTATAGATCTCCCAAGATTTCGAACCAATGATTGAGCTGTTGGATTGGTAAGTATTAATGAAGAAACTTTTTTAAGGGTTCCTAAACTCATAACATTGGCTATAGATTTGCCTAGAGTTGGTGCACTTCCTGATACTACAGCTCCTAGTACATTCTGCAATTCTCCGGAATTTAAAAATGCATTGAATGCAGATGGACTTATTTCGCTTAGATTGTTTATATACCTTCCATATAAAGCATTTGTTGTCTGAAGATCTTGTGCAAGTTGAGGATCTGCGCTTTCAATGGCTTCGAGAAGAGGTTCTTTCATCCGGCTAAGCAATGTCCTTCCCGCTCTCGTATCATTTACGTTTCTCCAAGTACCAATGAGCTGTCTAGAGTTTGATCCGCCGTTCTGTATATCTGTTATTGTTTGCGTAATAAAATCTACATAACCTTGTTGTGTAGGTGATAAAGTGTGCGTGTTAGATCGAACATCATTGATTATCCCTTGCAACCTTTGTATTAATGTTGTTTCTGCATTGGCTGAGATTGGAATAGAAGCAGATGCACGTGTTTGTAGTCCTTCGATAGCATTTCCTAGAGCCTGCTCAGTCTGTTGAAAAGCGGTTCTTGTCCCCGCACTTGCAGCAGCTAATGGTCCATGACGGCGTATTTGTGCGTTTGTAGCAAGTACAGGAGCTAATTCAGCATCCGACATACCCAGTTGTCTTGCACCATTATATAATTGTTGAGCTTCTGCTGGAGGAATATATCTTCCAGCGGCGACGGCCTGAATTGCTGACGTTAATGCTGGAACTGAAAGATTGGCAGCTAATTTCCATCCTTCTGACAAATCGGAAGCTTCAGTTGCTCCTGAAGTAGCTAATGAAGCCGCCTTAACAGCCGCAGATCCAGGGAGAAGCAATTGTGGAGCTGCTCGACCGATACCTTCTGCTCCTCGTTCTATTCGACCTCTTCCATGCTCTGGAAGTTCTGGATTTGTTTTCTTGAGCCGTTCGGTCTGTATGTCTCGCGCTTGTTGATAAGTAGGAAGAATCTTGGGAAACTTTTCTCCTCCTTTTTTTACTAAATCTGGAATGAAGTTTGTTATAAAATCGTTTATATGCTCATCTTCTTCTGAAGGAATATTTCCAGATTCTAATTTTTGAGTAGCCCCTTTTTCGGATAATTTATTACTCACATATCTCCACAATTCGGCCACATTAGATGGAAATGAATGTATTCCAGCTACTGCTTCCCTACCCAGAAGTAAAGGTGTGTTCTTTATCTGTTCTCCTATGGAAGGCGTTTCTTGTTTTATTGATTTTTTCGGTGAAGGTGTATCGAAAAAATCAATATCTATTTCAGATTCATTTGTAGCATTTGGAGGAACTCTGGATGGGATGTCGAAAAAATCAAGATCACTTTTTGAAGACTCTCGTTTCATATTTACCCTTCGCTAGCTCTTAATCTAGTCGCTTCGTTGGGAATAGTATAACCTAATTTTTTTGCATAGTTTAATGCTTTCAATTTGTCATTCCCAAATTTCTCTAATAAGTAATCTTTTTTTTCTAAAGTAAGAGGAGTTCCTCTAGCTACAGGTTTTAGACTTTTTACTCCATTAGCTTTCTCATAGGCAACTCTTAGATCGTATGAAAGATCATCTGTTCGTTGTTCTTCGTAATCTCTTATAGATTCATGAGCTAGTTGGTCTATATTAGAAGGTATAGGAATTCCTTTTGATTCGTAACGCTGAATTATATTGTCCCTAGCATCTAATAATTTTTCTTCTATATCTAGGTTGGCATTGGCGATATCGAAAAGAGCTTCATTAGATTCTGCCTTTTTACCCAGTGACGGAATTGCCGATCCTATTTGTTGTTCAATCCAAACGTTTGGTCGGCCTTTAATTTTAGAAAGATTGGATACCAAAACATCTTTCATTGCAGATTGAAGTTGTACACCGCTTTTATTTTTTAAAGGTTCGCCCCAAGGTCCAAGATTAGATGCCAACCAGTTTATGTCAAATCCGCCAACATCTCCTTCTTCAGCTGCTTGTCGAGCTATCTTATAATCTAATCGCTGTCTATGAATGGACTCTCTTTTTCCAAGTGAGTCTTCTTGTATTTTTTGAACTACATTAGATTGTCTCTCTATGTTTTTTAATTTCATAGAAGATTGATCTTTTAAATATTGTTTGTGCTCTGCATTAAATTCATCTCTTCTCTGATCCACAAATCTTTTAGCAACTTCTGATCCCTTTCCAGCTGCAATCTTTGATTCTGCCACCATAAGCGCTCTTTCATCTAAAACTGGAGCTCCAGACTGATTTCTGATTATGAATGGATTTGATGATTCTACAGGGGGTTGAGTTTGTGATCGAGATTGTCCATTAGCAGCCAAATTTAGCGCAGCGGGTTGATTAGAATCCGATATGGATTCGTTAATATTTTCTGGAGATGCTGAGGAATTATTTTTTGCATAATATTGTTCTAAATACTTATCTGCCTCTGTAGTCGCTCTTCTTTTAGCAAGCCCCGTAGCTAATGCTCCGGCAGCATGTGCGATATAAGGGCTTAACTGCTCCAATGGACTAGGAACGTAAGGTAAAACTTGTACTTGCTGTGCCATTATTTGCCTCTTTTTTTAGGACCGAAGTCTGATAGGCCGGATAATCCTGGACGCGCTTGAATGTCCGTACCTAGTGCTCTGCTACTCCTAGATCTGGAAGGTGGATTCGCTTCTTTCTTGTTTACACGATCTTCATAATCTACAGGTTGATCCGGAGCTGGACCACGAAATTGACGTTGATTTACGGTGTTCTTAGCCATTAGGTTTTAAATCCCCCGGAAGCCCATCCACTTGCTGCTTGTCCTCCTGCTCCCAATACGCTTTGTAGAATGCTTTGGAAGGTAGAAGGTTGTGTTTGCAAATAAGCTTGTCTTGGTTGTGCGCCTATTTGAGATTGATTAATTCCTAGACTTCCTAAACCCTGGGCTGCTGATTGCTGCATCTGAGCTAACTGTGAGGCTAATCCTGTGTTTAAATCTGCCGCTCCTGCTGCTAATGCATTATTTAGAGAGCTGGAACCTTTATTGCCTCTTCCAAAAGCATTCAATATTGAGGGAATTGTATTTTGCTGGAAGTTCTTGTTTGCTTGGTTTGTGATAGCTTGGCCGCCTCCTCCACCAGGAAGAAATTGTCTAAATCCTTCCGCGGCCGCTTCTGTATTGCTAGAAGCTTGACCTAAAATTTGCTGTAAGAAGTTATTAACATCGCCACTGAAGATGTCTTTTTGAGTATAGCCTCCGCCCTTACTTTGACCCATATTTCACCTGTTAACTTTTAATTAGAATTATACTCTAAAAGAGATATCTTCGATCTTTTAAACCCTTTCTTAAGAAAGAACTTCTCGTTAGTGGTTGCCCAAAGAACTCTTGGGGATTTAGTTTGCTTTCGAAGTACTTCTAGAAATTCAATCGCTTTGTCTATGCCAGCACCTTTACCCCAATATTCCTTTGAGATAGAGAAGGTATTTATAAATAGGCTATTGTCCAAAATGTTGAGTTCTGCCCACAAATAACCTTGAATCTTCTTGTCATCATCTACCAGCACATATAGGAAGTTGCTGGGATTGTCGATCTGCATCTCTTGATACATATAGAATTGCTCTGGAGAAAAGGTGCGTCCTTTCACCGCGTCGATTAACAAGGAGGGGATTAATCGGGGTATTTTCAGACGCACAAACTTAAGGGCGCTAGGTGATTTTTTCTCTGGTAAAACCGTCTCTTGAGTAGTCATATGCTCCTATTGAGTTCCGATGATTCTAATATTAAAACTTCCAGTCGTATTTTCTACGGAATGCGCAATCTGATAGTTGGTGGTAGTGCTAGTAATGGTCAATGTAGCTCCTGAAAATGGAGAATCTGTACCAGCTTGAAAAGTGAGTTCCTCTACTGTGCCTGCCGCTGCATTAGATGCTTTTGATAGGGCTGCTACAAGGCAAGGTAGCCCGGTAGTCACTCCAGAAACACAAACGATGTATGAGCCAAATGTGGGTAAATTAAGGATGTTTGTGGCTGTGTAAGTAATAGCCATTGGTGTGTAGATCCAATCTTTTTGATTCACTGAATAAGCTATCTTCTTATAGAGATCTGTAAAATAAGCAATGAATAGAGAGTCGTCTTCTGGAACTACTGTATTTTGAGGCAAAAAAGGTCGTATTACTGTAGGGAATGTCATGGTCCAGTTAGCCTTCCTGCGGGCCTTACCCAAAGAACGAATCCGAGAAACTGCATGGCTGCATTCTTGTCAGGATCTATCTCCATCCTAATAAACTGTCCAATAAGATTTGCATAAATTCTCTTGAATGCGTATTGGCTATTTGTAGGGCCGTCTAAAGTTAAGGTTTTTGTTATCGCATAAGAATCGCTATTATCAACGAAGAATAATAGAGTCACTGTCACAGGGTCTAGGGAATAGTTTGATACTACCTGGTAATATATATCTATGTATCCAAATTGTATCTTTTGTCCTGAGTCTATAAGAGGATTCCATCTTGTGGATACTATATCTAAGTCAATGGCAGTTCCAGATATATAGTTTGCTGTGATGGGCGTGTCTTCAGCAACAGCCGACGCAAATGTAAGATAGAAAAATCCGGTTGAGTAGTCTATAGACCCGGTTCCTCCTAAACTTCCTGTAAGAATGCCTTCTTCATCGCTTAAAAAAGTCTCTACAGAATCTGTTGCTGTGAATGTTCCATAAAGAATTGGTATGTTAGCTGTGGCCCCAGTGTAGGTAGCTCCCCCATCTCCAGTAGCAATTACTTCTGCATCTACATTTATCTGCCCATCTGAAATAGTTTGTGGATCATCCAGATACCAAACATTACCTACAGTATCTCCAGAAAGAAGAATTGGAGAAGAGCTTTGAGATGCATAAGAGCTCCAAGTAAATTCCGCTTCGGACCATGGTATATCAAGATCTGCCCAAGTCGTTCCGGATATCTTGTAAAATAGACCTAGGCAAGTCATGTAGTCTTCGAATTCGTAAGTAGCCCAGGTATTTTCAATAAAATTATATATCAAAGCTCTATCAGACCCAGGAGCTACAGAATCGATTAGATCTAATGGATTAGATGTAGATACATATAACATCCAGGTTTGATTTAAATTGTCATATCTCTGAGAAAATGTCTGACTGTAATATTCCTCAGAAAATTGAGTCTCATAGTAATCTATAATTGGAAGATCGTATCTCTGTACGTTTACTGCATCGCAAGAGAGAAGTCCTGTATTTCCTCCGGTTGTCGCTCTTTCATCATATGCAACGGTTCCGTAGGGTGTATTTGTGCTCTTAGATGCGCTTATTCTTTCGAAAATGAATGGATTGTATTGGTCTCCTGTATATCGGAATCTCCATATGCTGTTCGTGAAGAATACTATAAGAACGTCTCTTACAAATTCAGTAGAAATTATAAAGTCACCTGTTGATGCGGCAAGAAAACCTCCGCTTCCGGTGATCTGAATGAAATTGAATGGATCAAACTCCGCGCTCCAATAAATAGACTGTCCCTGAATCCCGTTTACACTCAATGTAGGCTGTATAATAAGAAGTCTATTTTGATATATTTTTACATCCAAAGCAGTTGTTATATATTCGTATTTAGATCCAGATGTTGAATTTATTAGAAATTGAGGTCTTTGTATATCTGTTCCGTCGAAAGTTGTTATAGGATCTATATTGTTGGTCATATATATATATGACGCAGCACCTACGATAGCCTGCCAATTACACCAGTTAAAGAAGTTTTTTATAGTTCCGGTGAAGTAGTTTCCGCTGGTACTGGCGTTTATCGACAAAGACACGTTATCAGTAGATCCTGTAAAATTCAGGGTTGCTATTCCAGTAGTCAGGTTTATTGTTCCTCCAGAGGCAAAGATTCCTCCATCGGTAAGATTCCCAGAAATGTCAGAGGTTAGTACTGTTGTTCCATCGGTAATATTTATCGAAGAATACACAAGATTTTGAAAGAAAGTAGGGATTACCAATGTTCCCGTAGCGGTTCCTTTCCAAAATACTATCGACTGTATTATTGGAGAAGAACCTGAGTATTCAACTATATCGGTCAATGCATCAAACTCATTAGATCCAGAGTTGTATAGGTATAGATTTTGAGTTGACGCTGCTAGTAGAGATACGGCTCCGGTCTGTTCATCTTGATACTGAATTAGTCCCATCACAGGATTTGTATCAGAAAGAGTACTTCCAAACTGCGAGTATCCATTGCGCTTGCTTATCACTCCCCTATAAACATACCCATTAATAAGTGGTTCAAATGCATCTGCAGGTCTTATCCATGGTTGCAGGTAGTTATTCGTTCCTGTCTTGAATTCCTTGATGGCATATGGTTGGTAAGCAGTACTCATGATTGCAGCACCGCGAAACAACCTCCTGTAGGATCTGCTAGTGCCGAAGTTGCATAGAAATACAAAGTAAAGGACGTTGTGCTAGATGGTGAAAAATTTAATATATTTGCTCTACCTATACCTGAAAAATTATATGTACTTCCAATAACCCCATATACAGCGCTAGTTAATGCAGAAGACATTGTTACTGTCCATTGACCTGCTGAAACACGAGTCATTGATTCAATATTGTAAGAATCTAAAATTGCAGCTGTAGTACCGGATATAGTAAAATACGCCCAAGCTTTTACAGCACTCAATATAGCTACAGATGTAGACCCAGAGTCACCGCTCTTGTATACGGCTTGAGTTGTTGTAGAAAAAGTATTTGTCTGACTTGTGTAATAAGTTCCTTGACCTGTCGCAGGAACTACCGTGCTAAGAGATGCTTGATTGGGCATTGTAGCTTGTTTGTGGTATCCGCTAGGACTTCCAGTTGTACTTCCAGTTACTAAATCGGTATGTTCAATATTAAACTGAGTATTAAGCTGAGTGAAGTTAGCTAATATTGCGGATTGACTAACACTAATCAAATTGTAAGATTGTGGTATTAATGGATTGTATGCTGTCATCTATCTCCTTATATTTTTCTAGAAACGAGGAACCCCTTGCATGGGGGTATACTGTTGTATAGTGCGACTAAGAGCCACATTCTCTTGCCTCTTAAGCAACGGATAATAGCGGTCATAGTTCTCTGTATCGCCTCTATCAGCAAAGATCTCCAGTGAAGCTCCATACGCTATCAATGGACCCCACTCGGGTTGGACCGGTGTGGTGTTTGTGCTTGATAAGACTGACGGGATGGTGAATCCCTGCATTCGGATCTGGTAAACCTGATCTGGAACTGGCATCAGTGTGAATTCATTCTCAAAGAATAAAACACCTTGAGGTCTATTCTCTTGGCAAGCTTGATACTTATCGTAGATTGTGGCCGCAGAGCTAGGAGCTGTTGTAAAGGTGGCTGAAAAAGCTCCTGTGGAATAGGTAATAGTTCCACTTCCATCTCCCGCTAGGACACCTGAACCGTCATCTTGAAGAACCTGGGTTCCATCTGTAATGAAGTAGCTTCCAGGTATGATTGGATACCCTTGAGTAGTACTAGCAAAGGTTGTAGTAGTTCCGTCTCCAGTTGCTACAGAATCAACATTATATTGCTGAGGCCAATCTTGGTAGAATATGTCTGGATCTTCATAGAATATAAGAGGGAAACCGTCGGCATATGCTCCAGGGGAGTCTGTCCAATAACCGCTAGGAAACGAATAGACGTTCTGACCAGCTGTAGTTTTAAAGTCCAGAAATGCATTCTGAATCTGGACTTTTAGCTCTTGAGGCATCCCATAAACATAATAATCGTTTATGTAGGCATTTACCGTGTCATCACTCATCTGATCGGTACTTGGAGCTCCAACAACGTTTCGAACTTTTATATTGATGTTACTAAGAGTCCATCCAGAGGTTGTGATCGACATGAATTACCTAAGCTGCTTTGTTTTTAGGAGGATTACGGAATTGAAAGATGTACTTGTATCCGCAGATGTAATGCTCTTGGAACCCTGCAAAGTTCTTTCTGTATGCGTACTGAGGTTCTTTACAGCTCTCTAGGTGTTCGATCACCTCTTCAGGCAACATATAGTCCGCTCCATGCAAAAGCTTATAAAGCTTCAATGGGTGCGTTGCGCTTGAGTAATGGAAGTCTAGAGCTACTCCTGCATCGCGACCGTTAAGGAAAGTTACGTTGCGATACGCTGGGATGTGCTTAGCGAGTACAATCTCATCTAATTTTGGGGCTGCTTCTTCGAATCCTTCTGGATTTTGCTTCAGAATGTTCTCAGTAATTACCTTCTCCTTCTGATCGCTCAGACGGCGATATTTGGGCCTTGCCATATGTATTCCTTTAGTTATAAAATGTTTTGCCACGGCGTATTGAATGTCTGTGAACCTACCGTTTGTGTTGGTGGCTGACCTGTGTCTATGCAGATTACGCCGCCGCTGACGTAAGCTGGAAAATTTGTACTATTGATGTCCACTGTGAAGGTGTCGGTGTCTGTATCGACTGCTGTGATTAAAGTGGTGATTCCGTTTATTGGAAGCATTCCTAAGACTTGCTTGAAGGTAACGCTTGTAACGCCCACATCTAAGGCGGTGAATGGATAAGCTGTACAGGTGACTACTGACCTGGAATTGTTCGTAATGCCTGTTATAGCGTATACGGTCTCTAGGAACTCGTTGGGAGAAGGATATGTGACAGAAGGGGGATTTCCCATAAGTCCTCTTTAAGTAGCTCGCTAGGGGGTTTTTTAGACCCCCTGGCGATGAACGGACCTAATTTCCGTTCCTATTTCTTAAGCGCTAGTAAAGTCCGCATCTAGAACTGCTTCGTACAACCAGACATCATCTGTATTAACCATTAGCGATGAACCAAGAGTTAAACCAAGGATACTTGTGTTATATAGAGGAGCATTCAAGATTTGGCTTGTGCTAGTCTGTGCTGGAGGGAATCCGGGAGCGTTTCCAGAGGTGATTAGACCGCCCTGAAGCGCTGGGATACCCGTAACAATATTTGCAATACCTCCGCTGCTATAAGCAGTGAAAGAAGTAGTGTTAATATTTACTGTAAAAGAAGTTGTAGAAGTGATGCTTTGAACAACACCAGAAAGCGTGTTGATCTGAGTCATACCGACTACATTATGGAAAGATACAACTGTTACTCCGATATCATTGCTGGTAAAGGCATGAGTAGCTGTAATGCTTGCATTAGCTGCTTGGCTGATTCCGGTGATTGTCAAGTTAGATGACGGGAATACTGAAGAACCTGCTGTTGTATATGGAGTGATGCCATTCGACGTCAAAAGAATTTTTTGAACCGAATATTGGATGTCAACGGGAGGAGTTGTCGCTACTGAGACTGAGTAAGATTTCTCAATAAACGCTTCTCCATTTCTCATCTGAGGCATCCAAAAAGCACTCAAAATACCGCCTGTTACGGGCTGAGCTACTGTGAGTGTTTGGTTCCACATAGTAAATCTTGTAGGATAGAATCCAAGACCAAGATTTTGAGCTACTCCACCTGTTGCAACTGTTAGGGAGCCATTTTTTATAATTGCCATGATCTCTCCTTATGCCGAAGCAAGTGTTGAAGTGATTCTAGTGATCCAGTTGTCATTGAGGATTCGAGTTGCAAATGGGTATTTGTAACCAACAGTTCCACGCTGATTGAGAGGATCGGCAGTACCGGAAGCCCCGAGAGGTTTCACAATAAATTCTGCTTCTTTGGCTCCAAGACGAATTACCCCATAAGCTTCTTGTCCGACCATAAAGGATGAATAGACGTTTGGAGTTGCTCCGTTACTGTAACCATTTGTGTTCAAAAGCCAGCGAACGTTACGAGTAGCGCCCCATTCAGCTTCCAAAGCATTCATTGGATTTGGATAGTTTGCAGCTTGAATGAACGAGCTAACAGCTTCCAAATCGGACTGCATATCTACGGACATGAAGCCCCAATAGCTTGATCTTACGGGACTTGTGCCGAACTTGTTTTCTCCAGGGAGAGGGTTCGTCATGAGTCTTGCGTTACCTTGACGGAGAGCTACGATTGCAGTCTGAATATCTGCATCAGTGATCTCTGTCGGGGTATTGCCATTAAGACCATACTGACATGCGATAGTTGAGGCCGTAGAGACCATCATATCGCGGATCAGCGTGTCCAAAGTCAAACCAAGTTGGAGTGACAAGACTTTAGTTGCCTCATTGAGGACACGGTCCTGGACCACATATTGTACCTGATCGGTGCCGATCGGCCTGTTACTTTATTGACCCTATGTGATAAGGGCGGAGGGTCTTGTTATTCCCCTCTCTGGATATTTCTACCCAGTGCGGACTATCGCATCTGCTTTCGCAGTCCAATTGTTTAGTCTCTCACGGTGAACATTAATCACATTCTTTTGTGCCATATCGGTATCAACAAAAATGCAAGGCATATGAGCGAACGTTTTGAAGTCTTCCGCTCTCTTAATACTCATAAACCTTTAAATATCCTTCCGCCTTGTCTTCCGTCTGCGTTAAGCAGCGAGGAGTTCCAAGTCAATTAAATCGGATTTATTTATGTCACCACTACCGTTAATGGTGACAAACGAACCATACCATTGAATTTGCGCTTTAAAGTCGGTGACTGAAAGCTGATCCCCTGGAGGAGTTTGCCCATCTGTAAGTGGAACTGTCGCTGCTGTTCGAGCGCTGTTACTTTTTTGACCTTGTTCCTTAAGGCGGGGAAGCTCTTCGGCATTCCCTCTCATTGTTACCAATGAGTCCAGACTATCGCATCTCCCAATGCTGGGAGTCCCTGAATTTAGTCGTTCACGGTAGATTTTAATATTATCAGTATGGCATACTACCAAAGTATGGAATACCATATACATCAACTTAGCTATCTCGCTGGCATTATGGATGGCGAGGGAACTATTTCCATGAATGATAAGAGAATCATGAAGAGAAAATCTCAAGGCATCAGAAAGACTAATAAAGTCTATAGAGCAAGAGTTAACTTCTCCACTAATGTTACCGTATGCAACACCGATCAAAGATTGATCGATTGGCTCATTGCTAATTTTGGAGGAGCTGCTAGCTATTCCAAAAGACAACATGAACATTGGAAGCAAAAGATAACATGGATTATGCCGAGAAAGAGTATTGCTAAAATTCTTACTGACATTCTTCCATTTCTTGTCTTGAAAAAAGAACAAGCTAAATTGATGATTGAGGCGAGAAAAAGCTTCGATGACAACCAAAAACAACTTTTGACTTCTGATGAAGTCTACAATCGCCGTCTTGAGATTTGTAATCTTATTCGCCTTCATAATAAAAAAATCCTTCCGCCTTGTTGTCCTTAAGCTGCCTCAAGGGGTTCCAAGTCAATTATCGAGGATTTATCCACGCCAACATTTTCTAGCGTGCCATATCTTCGGAAGACCATCTGGTCGCCGGAGTTAAGTGGTATCTGTCTCTTTTGAGCGAACAAATCGTAGATGAAATAGGGTCTTGCGAGCGCTAGTAACAATCTATCGAAGTATGTTCGAACCTCTGGAGGCAGTTGGGTAAGGCCTGTAATTGCCATTATTCATCCTTTAGATCCCCTCTTGAAATTTGCTATAGATAGCGTGGAAGTCCTTGTCACTCATCGTTGCGTAATAGTCCGTTTGACTTAGCCCACCTTGACCTCCTGCCTGAGCAAGAGTTCCTGGTTTGCGTGAGTTTTCGACCATTTTTTGAGCGGAAACGCTCTTTTGAGGAGTAACTGGAGGAGCTTTTACCATTGCTTCTAACTCTTGGTTGCGCTGAATCAATTGCTGTTTTTCTTGATACTCCTTTGCTCGGGAGTATGCATATTCAGCTTTGTTGTCTACTCGCTTAAGAGTGTTAACAAACAAGGGATCTGTTTCTGCTAGTTGTTTTCCGTACTTTTGTAATACTTCGGCATAGTCGGATTTCTGAGACTGAACTTGAAGTTCTTCTAAGCGAGATTCATATTCACGCTCTCTTTCAGCCCATGCTCTTCGAAATTCGCCAACATTAGGGATTTCTGAATCCTGCATGCCGTCAAACATCTCCCGACGCTTTTGTGCTTCTTGAGGCTTTTGAACCTGATTCGCTCGGAGGATTTCAAGCTGGAGTTGGTTCTCCCGTCTTTCGTTCTCTCTCGATGCCTTTAATTGCTCGACGCTTTCTGCGAGTGCCCTGAAGTTGCGTTCTTGAGGATCTTCTACCTTTACAGGAGCTTCTTGTTGCACTTCTGCAACTGGCTCTGGAGGCATAGGGATCTGATTCCCGAACTCTTCATCGTTCAATTCTCTTTGGAAAGAATTCTGCTGTTCTTGTTCCACGGCGGCTGGAACCTCATATTCGCCCTGATAACTGTTTGTATCGATAGCCATTGCATTCCCAATTGGTTGCAGGTTCTAATCTAGGCCAGTAAGATTCCCATCTGCTGACCGACCTCTGAGATGGTTTCGAAGGTGTCTTGCTTAGCTTTGGAAAGCAGAGACGGGTCTATCGGTACATCTGGAGGTATTGATAATTCCGGCATGAATTTAAATATTCCTTTGGCGTGATCCACGTACCACACCAGAAGACCAATGATCTTCGGGGGTCTTTGCCTATAGAACTTAAATGTCTGCCTAAAAACTTCTGGTTGAGCTTTGTCTTGCTTTGCAGCGTAGACCACGTAAAAAGGCTCCCTATCGCTTTTTAAGGAAGATGCATATTCTTCGGCTTTGCGCCACACATCCATTCCCCATGCGTCTCGTGATTCACCAATTTCTTGAGCCATAATTACTTAATGCTCCGCTGGGCCTTCCCAGTCATAATGTTTCATCTGTCCATTAATCTTTTTAGAATCGGACTTGCATCCACCCATTCCGGCTTGACCGTAGGCGATGTCCATAGCTTGACCTTTGAACTCAGAAACGCCCATACCATGTTCTGGGTGGCCTTTCTTAGAGACTTTAGGTTTGTCCATCTCATGCTCGTAATGAGCCATTTCGTTTTTCATCTATTTGCCTTTGTGCATTTTCTTTTCATACTGTTTGTTTGATTCGAGGGAGCGCTGGTTAAAGTTTCCCGTATCTGCTGGAGGACCTTCAGATGAGTATCCGTAAGGCATTTCAGATTCTTGTACTCTTGAATCGAGTTCTCTTGAGTAAGAGTCTGCTGGTACCGGATGTCGATAGTCGTTGTCGGATTTATTCAACATATCGTGAAATTTCTCTCTCACTTAGAACCTCGTTTCTTCTTCATCTTTTCATATTTCTCGATGATAGGATCCCGCACGTCGCGGTCGATCTTTACCAACTTCTCGTTCTTCTTCTCGGCTTTCTTAAGGACTTTTACGGCTTCTTTATCTGCGCCTTTCTTTACGTCACGCTCAGCTGTTTGCATTCTCTTAGTAACTTGGTGCATCTTTTTGTCCAAAAGGGACCCCTTTCTTGTGTAAATTTTCTAATTCAAAGTGTACACATAAAAATAAATTCTTTGCATATAATAAAATTCTTGCATGTTGAGATGTAACAAAAAGTCAGGAAAAGGAAATCAGGAGTGAATCCTTACTAAGGAGCTACAGGAGCCGAAGCGTTAGCTTTTGCTTGTTCCTTTCCCTCTAGTTCATGAATAAACGCCAATTTAGCACGCAAGTTCTCGATATCTATAGATTCAAGCTCTTTGACAGCCTTCAATAGATTCAGAACACTAGCCGTCTTGTCTTCCTCCGCCCTAGCAATACGCTCAGCGCTCAATGCTGCATCTAACTGGATCTTGTTGATACGTTCTGCTGCGAGGGCTCTATCGGACTCGGATTTTGAGTCTACACCGCGAGTGATTGTCTCTTGGTTCTGCATTTGAAGCTCGGCTTGTTTCTGAGCCTGTTCTTGGGCTGCTTTCATCTCACCTGCCATTCTTTCACCTATCACACGCTTATCGTGCAAGGAAGAGGCGCTAATGATCTCTGAGTCGGTTATATTCACTCCCATTGCCTTCAGAGCTAAGCGACCAGCAAAGTCTGTCTGACGCTGAGTGTCTGTTAGCAGACCTTCTTCAACAACTACGCTGTACTTTGTGAAGGATTTTGAGAAGAATTCCGGAGTAGGATCTTTCTTTGTGATAGCCTTGATTTTCTCTGGAGTATAGTTCAGTTGCATTAATTTTAGAGTTTTCTCGCCCAGTAGTCTCTGAGACTCTCTCAAACCATCGAAAATATCTTGCAAATTGATGAGACCTGCTGACTGTCTCATCTTTCCTAGAATTCCAGTAATTTCGACCTTTTCATTGTCAGCCATTCCAAATAGTTCAGAGTTAACCCCTGCAATTTCCATCATATCTTTTTCAAACTCGCCTTCTAACTGGAACATAGAGGCGGGGATATCTGCGGCTTGTAGACGTTGAATATCCGTCATTTGAGCTTCTGGCTTTAACCAGATGACCTGACCTTGTCCTGTTTTATAGAGAGAAGACGGGTTTGAGACGCTATTGGTTTTAGCGATAAACCCGCTGTTGAGCTGATTGTCCAAGATATCGACCATCTTAGAGCGTCTTTTATTTATCTCTGTTTGAGGATCTCTAACTATTCTAACTAACGATTGAATCTTCCATGTATATAGATCATAAGAAGGCTCAAAAATGCAAAAAAATGGAACAAAAGGATAATCATTTAGTCCAAATGGGTCCTTACCATAATAAATTAGTTGTCCTTCTACAATTATACCTAGATCGACACTTCGAACAGGCTTTCTGATAACCTCTAATTGAGGGTATAACTCTCTAAACAGCTTTAATCTCTTTCTATCTCCATTCCACTCTCTAGTTTCTCCAGTCTCCATATCGACCAGAACATCTTTGGTTTCCCAACGCGTCTTCCAGTATTCTGTATAGTTAAGAAGTTTCTGCATTCCCCACTGCCTAGCGTAAGGCATATAGGTGAATTTGTCATCGCGGCTACCCCAAGGCAATCGAGAGATAACATCCTCTTTATCGGGATGAAGGGAGATCACTTCTGTTCTGGATAGGAACTTGCGTCGGGAGATGAAAGAGCAATCTGAGAGATCTTTCTTGGTGAGAAATGGGTCCATAATCACCGCATTCCAAGAATCGTGGTGGAACCGGATATCTCCTGAGATTGGGTCAGATCTATAATCAACCCAAGGACTTACGAACGAAAGACCTGTTGTAAGCGCTCCTTTAAAACCTTCAGAGATGGTTTCGTATCCTCCACAAGACTGCATTATGTATTGCATCACATCTGATTGAATCTCCGCAGTGAGTTCAGATGAGTCTTCAATAGGGCTGATAACTGTGGCCAGTCGGTTCTTGCGCTGATATCCCTGTACCAGATTAATGAGCCGTCGTATTTTATTGTATGTGAAGGAGGATCTTCTTTGATTGTTGAGGTAGGAGAGTTCTTCCAAACTCCATTGATTACCGAGATAGTATGATAAATCCTTGTAAGCTTCTGCATAATACGTATTCCATAACTGATAAGCTCTTTCGTAGTTCTGACCGAATTCTTGTATTACATCTTGGTGTTGCGCCAACCTCTCATCGGAGGATATTTTTTTTCTATAATCATCTAGGAAGTCTTTTGAATCGGAGGAGTAGTTTGACATGGGGTTGGACATTAATAATCCTTTGAATGTTTAACCCCATGGTAAACATTCAAATTGAAACTTTACAGTAAAATCAATTGCACTGTAAAACTTCACCTATCCTATGGAACGCATCTAACCAAGACTTTTCACTTAAGAAAGATATGTTTAATGTTTTATCGCCAATATAGACTAGCTCTAACCACCATTTTGGTTCTTCTTTTTCAACAACAAACGAATATTTTGAACATATCATTAAGTTTGCGAGGCATATAACATGGTTTTCTGATTTGATATAGATCATCCAAATTCCATTTGTTCGTCTTGGTCAATTTTTGTTTTTAAATCATTGATAGAAACCCAACCATCGAAGATCTTTCTGTATTCACAGTAGCAACCGTAGCACAGCTTCCTATTGCGGTAGTCAACCAACGCTGAGGAATGAAAACTACAGGTTTCGCAAGGATAGCGCTTCATGTTGGAGGAACCACACCTGGAGGTGGAGGGATGCGAGGAGCCGACCCATTAGTTCCTGGAGTTTGAGATATAGGAGACATGGGAGAGCGAGGAACTGGACTCGGAGGTATTTGAGTAGCAACCATTGTCATAGAAATTCCCTCATCTCTTTAATCATTGCATGAAGACTAAAAAATGCAAACATACTAAGAAGGGCATTTAGTCCTACACATACTAGAAGAATAGTACATAGATTACTCATTTTTCCACTCCGTTACCGTAAAAACCATTGAATAACTATCGCAATCATCAAATGTAGCCGTTTCAGGTCTATATATAGCTCGTCGAACCCCTTCTCCCTTTACTACAACTACTTTTCCTTTAGGCGGGGTCTCATCGCTCATCTTTATCCAACTCATCTAGGCTCCAAAAACATCGCTCTTTCATGTTTAGTATATTTTGAAACAGAAACTAAGTAGAAATACTTGCCGTCGTCTGGGCTAAAAAGACAGCTATAGTTCTTGTCTCTTTTCTTATCAACTAAGTTACATAATTGCCTAGAATATGCAAAAAAGTCTTCGTCAAATTCTTTATTGCTCATAAAATCCTTATAAAATCAACATCTTCGGAATAGTATCCATTTGAA